ATGATTCTGGAAAGGACGATGATTCTGGAAAGGACGATGATTCTGGAAAGGACGATGATGGCGAGGATTCTGGAAAGGACGATGATGGCGATGATTCTGGAAAGGACGATGATGGCGAGGATTCTGGAAAGGACGATGATGGCGAGGATTCTGGAAAGGACGATGATGGCGAGGATTCTAAAAACGACGAAGACTCTGGAAACGACGAAGACTCTGGAAAGAACAATAAAGATAATAAGCGTAAAAAGAAATTAACAAGAGACACTGATACGAATACGGTTAAGAAAAAATACGAAAAAGAATTAGTCAAAAAGGCAGCGGCTAAGGCAGCGGCTAAGGCAGCGGCTAAGGCAGCGGCTAAGGCAGAGGCTAAGGCAGAGGCTAAGGCAGAGGCTAAGGCAGAGGCTAAGGCAGAGGCTAAGGCAGAGGCTAAGGCAGAGGCTAAGGCAGCGGCTAAGGCAGAGGCTAAGGCAGCGGCTAAGGCAGCGGCTAAGGCAGCGGCTAAGGCAGCGGCTAAGGCAGCGGCTAAGGCAGAGGCTAAGGCAGAGGCTAAGGCAGAGGCTAAGACAGAACGTATGTCTAACAAGAAACCTTCTAAGGCCGCTAAGAAAGAGAAAAAATACAGAAAAGATCGTGATCGTGAGGCCGAGCGTCGTAAGAAGATTAAATTGATTCGTAAGCTTGAGAAGGAAAAAAATCTTAAAGACACTCAAAGTTCCCGTAAGAATAAGACCAAGGATCGAGATTCTATAGAGTATTATAAATCTTTCAGTCGTCGCCCTGAAGAGTTTGATGAAATGAATGCGTCGTCAGATGCATCTACCCCGGGAACAGATATGGGATCTGATTCGGAATCATCAGAAGTCTCAAATTTCCCATCTCCGGGTGAGAGGAAACACCGTAAGAAGGTTGATACATCAGTTGATGAAAGAGTAGATATGTTAAATAAGATGAAGGATCTACAGAGGCGTTTGTACGAGGCGGAGTTGAAGAATCGCAAGAGGAGTTAAAGAGACGATTTGGTTATAAGAAATGAATGAGTTTCCTGACAATCTGGTTCCGTCTAACAGTTCTACGTTCCATTCTACGTGGAGATGTCTTATGCTTAAAAAACTTAGATATGAGTTGTATATTTTAATCATATCCAGAAAGACTGAGAACGAATATTACGCTCTTGATAACTTTAGTCGAGAAAACACAATTTCAATGAAGATGGTTATTAGGATGGCTGACATTTTAATGAAAACTTTAAGAGATCTTGGATGGCACTGTTCAATCAGTTTTGGAGATACAGGACTTTTCGTATGGAGTGGTAAAAAGCCCACCAGTTTATGGGACGTGGAGATCGAAGATATAGATCTATAGCACTGTTATAGTTATAAAAATGAACGAACTGTGTAGAACGTTTAAGAATAAGTTAAATGTCGAAATCATGGAGGCAAAATCTTCTATAAAAAGAGATGAGGCTGCTATTAAGAATTTGAAGGCGTCTGGTATGGGAGAGGTCTTTGTTACCTCAAGAATTGAGAAGTTAAAGGCTGATATTATCCGACGTACAGATCTTATCAATGAACTAACGATTAAGAGTCTTAGTGTAGGAGCCGGTTTGTGTAACGATGAGGTAAACGATAAGAGGAAGAGTGATCAAAATATTCAAAAAGAAAGGATGAAAGAGGTAGCTTCTAAGAAGGCTTTCAAAAGGGCAAACAAAATTGCCGAGAAGGAAATATCAGATGAGCACTGGAGTAGGCTTAAGACTGGTAACAACATTGAAAAACAGAAGAAAAGAGATATTAAATACGGATGGAAGTGTTACGAGAAAGCGATGGAGTCTTTACCTGACTATATGAAAAGGAACCTTGAATCTATGCCAAACAACAAAGGCTACGTGTGGAGAGGTGTTCATTTCTACGGTGATCTTAATCCAGAAAGGGGTAGACCGCATACTATGTTTGAGAGGGTGCGTGGGGTGATGCTAACAACAGAAAGCACAGAGACTGAAATACGCATTTACGAGAAGGGTAAAAATGACGGTAAGAAGAAATTTATATCCTCTACACCAAGACGGAAGGCTGGAGGTCATTTCAATAGCCAAGTACAGTTTAAGTAAAGTTTTAACACATTGTGTTAAAACTTAAATCTCGTATGGACAATCTTCCATGTAACATATTTTTAACAGGACGTTGAATCTGTATACAAACTAAGGAGCACTATGTATTGAAAAAAGACCCAGATAAAGAGTATAATGCTACGACTCGTGGTAGATGGCTCCAAATTAAACTTTTTATTATCACTATAACAAATGTCTTTTAAAACTAGATACCCATTGGAAAAACGTAAAGAAGAGGCTGATCGTATTCGCCTTAAGTATCCTGACAGGATTCCTGTGATAGCGGAAAGGGTTGAAAATTCAAACATTCAGGATATCGACAAGCATAAATATCTTATACCGGGAGGTTTAACAGTTGGACAGTTTATGTTTGTGTTACGTAAGCGTATTAAGCTTCCACCTGAATCAGCAATCTTTATTTTTATTAACAACACACTTCCAACATCAACTTCTCTAATGTCGCATGTATATAAACAACATGTTGATGGGGATGGATTCTTATATGTTATGTACAGCGGAGAGTCTACTTTTGGGCATTAGATAATCTAATGTTATATTTTTAAAGGAAATAAGAATTATTAACAAAAGTTTATTATAAACTTTTTTCAATATTCTACTAAAGATGTGTTAATAAAAGCGCTACGACACTCAACCCCTTCCATAAAGTTCTTGAGTACGATTTTTCAATTAGGGAGATAATTGAAAAAACTTGAACACTTTACCGATACGTTATTTATATTGCATTAGTTAACTATTTTAAGTTTCTCTGATCTACAAACGTATCCGGTGTCTGCTTCCTATACACCAGATACGCATCCCCCGCTTCTTCTTCGTGTTTATCACGTTCTTTCACCTCTGGGATTTGAGATATAAGAGATATGATAGTGTTCTCAAGATTCTCTATATCAGCGCCGTTAATCTCATGTACCATTTTTCCACCGAAGAAGATTTGAAATGTAGGAACACTTGGGACATTTGTCCATTTTTTATCTACATCTTCCTTAACCAGACGGACGTTACCGGGACTATTATACTTTCTAGCAAGCTCTCCATAAAGTGGGGCGATAGTGGTACATGGACCACACCAAGTCCCGTAGATATCGATCACTGCTATTGTACTGCTTTCAACTATTTTTTTTCTATGCGAAAGTGATAATACATTTTCAACTGAAATCTCTTTTGCGAAAGGAAGATCTTTATGTTTTGCGTATGACATTTATCATATACAAAAAAACTCTTTAACCTTACTTCTTTTTGTTCAAAACGTAGACAAGTGTACCGACAAGAGTTAGAATAGTCAGTCCCATTAAAAGCGTAATTATCCAGTGGACACCTTTGCTACCACATATACCGGTAAGGATAAGATCCGTTTTAATTTTGATAAACTTTGTACCACCCTTAGGAACATGATTGTTAATTTCATCGATGACACAGTTAATCTTGTTCATAACTCTTTTAACAGCAATTCCGGCTAAGCTGCTTAGTTGTTTATCTCCCGAGTACTGATTGATGAAATCCGCCATATTTTCCATATTGGCGTAGTCTTCGGCCTTCGTTTCAGGATCCTTTTCTTCTATCTGTTTAAAATTTTTCTTCACCGCATCGCGCAGAGTAGAGCATTCGATGTCTGTTACATCATTTATACAGGTGTACAGACTATTATTATTTGAGTTTAATTTACATTTTTCACCGATTAGGTCCTCTATTATCTTTGATAGTAAATCCATTTATGTTAAATTCAGAAAAATGAATTGAAAAGAGATGTTAACTGCAAAAAGTTGAATGTCCGTTAAGAGAAAACTTACACCCAGCGAGGTTGAAAATATTATGTCGTTTATCACTCCCAGACAGGGTATTCCCGAGGATATTGCAATTGCACTTGTCGATGCTACGAAGAGCAAGTTTAGACCAGTCTTATCTAGAAAAAAGATATATCCAAACTTAATCCATCTCCTGAAGATGATGATAGAGAAGGAATATAACACATCATTGGTACAGGCGGGTGAGGCTTTAGGCATTGTGACAGCGCAGAGTATAGGCGAACAACAGACTCAAGGTACTTTAAATACGTTTCACCAAGCGGGTATGGCCGTCAAGTCTGTGACTACAGGTGTTCCACGCTTTAACGAGCTTTTAAACGCAACTAAAAACCCAAAGAATGTTGGGTGTCAAGTTTACTTCAAAAAGCCTCATTATGCGATTGCAGATCTTAGAAAGACAATCGGACATTCAATCACAGAGCTTACGTTAAAGCGCCTAATGGTGTCAAGTAAGATAGATCTAGAAAAAAAGGAAGAACCGTGGTACGCATCTTTCAAAATATTCAACAATAGTAACTTTGAGGAATACAAGAGTTGTATCACGATAAAGCTTGATATGGATATTTTGTACGAACACGACCTTCATATGGTAGATATTTGCGAAAAAATCACAAAAGAGTACGATGATGTCGCTTGTGTTTTTTCCCCTGATAGAATTGCACAGATCGATATATTTGCAAACACAGACTTACTTAGACTTCCAAGTGATAGAAGTTGTTTTAAGGGCAAGACAGAGGCTGTAGAAATTTATCTTGACGAGGTTGTTCTTCCCACGTTAGAGAGATTTATGGTGTGCGATGGTATGCTAGGTATAACAAACATCTTTTTCAATTACGATAACCAGGATGAAAACACTTGGATGGTAGAAACAGATGGAAGTAATTTTCAGAGATTGTTAGCACACCCGGACATTGACATGACTCGTACGATTTCTAACAACATGTGGGACATCTACAACACTCTAGGAGTCGAGGCAGCGCGTCAATTTCTCATCGAGGAGTTTATGAGTACCATGGAAGGAATCGATACATGTCACGTAAAACTTCTTGTTGACCGCATGACGTTTGCAGGTGGTATTGCTCCAATTACTAGGTACACAATGCGCACCGAAGAAGGTGGATTATTTGCCAAGGCATCATTTGAGGAGACTGTACAAAACTTTTCCAATGCGGCAGCGAGCGGTTGCGTAGAAACGACAAAGGGTGTTAGTGCTTCTATCATATGTGGCAAACGTGCCAATATGGGATCCGGAATGTGTAAGTTAAGGATGGATCTTTCAGTGCTTCCAAAGGCCTCATCGTCTGTTTAATTCTAAATGATTTCTACTCATAATAAATGAATAGAAATAAAAATGCTTGAAAAACCGTGCAAAGTTATAAAATGTGGTTACGGGGATGTGAAACTGTACAAACATTCCAAAATTGCAGTCAAGCGATATAAATTTGAAAAGAGCCTTAATATATCTCTTATTTTAGAGATTTATATTGCGAGGATTCTGAATTCGCACATGCTGACTCCTAAACTGATTAGAAGCTGTATTGCTGATGGTTTACTGACGTTTGAACTTGGAAGAGTTTTCACGGAAACGTACGCATATAAAAAAATAAATGACGGGCAAATTCGACAGCTCTTTCATGGGATGATATGGCGAATGGCCAATATTTCGACATTTGGAATAATCCATGCAGATATTAAACCAGAAAATATGGTAGTAATTAACACGGAAATGTACCCGATAGACTGGGGGATTTCACAGTTTCAGTATGGACATGGTAACAGAAGAAAATGCACCGATATACAAACACTTTGGTGGAGAAGTCCCGAGGTGCATTGTAAAAAACAAGACTACACATATAAAGTCGACATATGGTCATTAGGGGTCTGTCTCGTTGATTCGTATTGTAAAAAAGGATTATCAATTTTCGGAGCGTATAAAGAATGTAATTACGCAAATGCACTTGTCAAGATGTTCACAGGTCGTGAAGACGAGAAAGATGAAATTAACGCTCTAAAAGAACTGGCTAGAATTGTTGAAGACACCGATAGCTATGACGATGTAATAATAAAATTTATCAGCAAAACAGACCTTCCTGTTGCTCTAATACCGCTTGTAACCAAGATGTTGCGACCCAATCCGTCAAAGAGGATATGTTACCAGACAGTTTTAGATGATCAAGCCTTCTCTGAAGTTTCAAGAAGAGAAAGGGTAAAACCATGGACACTTGAAGGTCCAGATATTAATACCGATGGATGGGTTCGTGCACCAGAGTTAAACTTACAAGTGAGATCGTTGTTATTTAACTGGCTTCTAGAGATAAGCTGGAAATTTAATTTTGATATTACAGTGCTTCTCTACGCTTATCAACTGGTAGATAAAATAATCGAACTAAAAGACGTGTTAAGAGAGAATATACAATTGATAGGTTGTTCATGTCTTGATATTTCAAGTGGACTGTTATCGCCTATTAGGGTATCCTCACGGTGTTATAGACGTTGCACATCCAATAGCTATACAGTTGCAGAGATCATAAAGAATGTAAAGATGTGTTCCGAGATACTGGAAACTGGAATACAACCAGTCACACCATTTACTTTCTATGACCGTCTTAGTAAACTGGACAAAGATGCGTATTGTATTATTAAACATAGTTGTAATACTGTTATATTGTTTATTGCAATGTATATTGTTAATATAGATATATATAGTAATATGGAGAATATAGGCAGAGCTATCGCAGATGGGGGTAAAGTCATGTACATAGAAGAAGTGAAGGAAAAAATGAAGAACATGCCCGTGGAAATACGCGAAAATGATTTTTTTCAGGATTTTTTAGATACAAAACAAGAATGACTAAAGACATTACGATTCAAGATTATTCTGAGAAGGCCGTTCTCGTAGTCGGGCCCGATACTCGCAAGTACAAAGAGGATCTTAAGCTCCTCGGAGCAACCTGGAACACTGCTCTTAAGGGTTGGATCATTTCACTCTCAAAGAAACCTGCTGTAGAAAAGTTTATTAGCCAACCCGGCCATATTGTTTCCAAGAAGGATCTTGAGGCGGCAGAGGCCAGAGACGCAGCATATACAGCAGAACGTAAATCTAAGACGAAAAGTTCGCCGTCAACTAAATCAAACACATCGGATGCTAAAGTAATCGCTTACATTAAACGTCTCGAAGACAAAATTGACAAGCTCACAGCGATCGTATCCACACTTATCCATAAAACCAAACCTGTTAATAACGACATCGAAAGTGATCTTGAAAGTGATGTTGAAGATGAAGATGAAGATGAAGAGTCTCATCCAGTGCGATTGATGAAATAGATTTTTTTAATAGTTTATAAACTATTAAAATTAACTGACATTGTCATAACCTGCTTATATCGATCATTGCACAAGAATCAAGATTTTGAAATTACATATCGAACGACTTTTCACTGAGAGTATATAAATGTAATATAAATCTCCAAAGACGTGTTATTGTAATTTAACACTATCTTTAAAATCCGGGAACTTGTATTTTAGCCGTTCTTTGACTATATTTTACACCAGTTCATTTTTGTTTTACATTTCATCTCTGTACGAACCCTTATTTTTAAAAATGATTATATCTTACTTAAGATAAGTTATAAGAACACCATGGGTATCAAGCATTTCTTCGGCTGGTTTAGTAAAACCTTTGCCACAAACATACAAAAGATGAAAAAAGACCAGACGTTCGCCGAAATGAACAACAATATTGACACGTTTATGATTGATCTCAACGGGGTCTTTCATGATGCTACACAGAAGGTGTACGAATATGGAAACCATAAACCACACCCTCGTATGCTAGCTAGCAAAAAAACACGAAAGCGGCCTAGAGAAGCGGTTACACAAAGGCGGGTTTTTGTCCGAGTCTGTGAAATTATCGACGAGTTAATGGTTATGGTTAAACCCAATAAAAGATTGGTATTATGTGTTGACGGTCCCGCACCTATTAGTAAACAGAATCAGCAACGTCAGAGACGTTTTAGGAGCGCTATCGAGAAGAGTGATGAAGAGTTTAAGAACTTTGACAGCAATTGCATCACCCCTGGGACACAATTTATGGACTATCTCTCTAAATATATTGACTGGCATATCAGGAGCAAGATGTCAACAGACGCCACATGGGAGAATATAGATGTAATTTTTTCAAATGAAAAGGTTCCGGGGGAAGGGGAACATAAGATTATTAACTTTATTCGTTTATACGGCTCTGAAGATGAAACCTACTGTATTCATGGACTCGATGCCGATCTTATCATGTTGTCACTCGCTACTCATAAACCTAATTTCTTCATCCTTCGAGAAGATCTATACGATAAGAATAATGATTTTTTCGCTATCAACATCGGAGATGTGAGGAAGAGCCTGGTTAAGATGTTGCGATGGGACACACATAAAAAGTTTATTCCTAAGAGTGCAATTGACGATTTCGTCTTTTTATGCTTCATGTGCGGTAACGACTTTCTACCTCACATTCCCAGCATTGAGATCATAGAAAAGGGTATTGAAGTGATCTTAAAGGTTCACAACAACGTCGGTAAAAATTACGGTCATGTCACCCGTACAGATGAGAATGATAAAGTAGTTTTTGTGCAAGTAGCATTCAAAATGTTTCTCAAGGAAATTGCATCTTACGAGAAAGGTCTTTTACAAGAGAAGCTTGATCACAAACACACATTTTTCCCCGACCCTGTTCTTGAGGAGCATGCAAGCGTTGTAAACGGAAATCATGTATTGGATATCAAGGCTTATCGTAAACTATACTACGGGCTTCATTTCCCAGATGAAGTAACTGAGAAAAAGATGTGCCATGATTATTTGGAAGGAGCTCAGTGGGTTCTCTCGTACTACACTCGTGGTGTACCAAACTGGAAATGGATGTTCCCATTTCACTATGCTCCATTCGCAAAAACGCTAGCAAAGCATACATTATCGTTTGTGTTTCCAACTTACGAACGTACAACTCCGTCCGATCCGTTCAGGCAGCTTCTGTCAGTGTTACCACCGAAGAGTGCAAGTCTGATCCCGCCACCTCTAAGATCTTTATTAACAGACGTAAAATCACCTCTTCTTCCTTTTTGTCCCGACGAGATTGATGTCGATATCACTGGTAAGCGTAAAAAGTGGGAAGGTATTGTTATCCTCCCAATGGTGAAATTCGATGTATTCTGCGATGAATATTACAGTCTGTTGAAAGACGTCAACAAGAGTAATAAGGGTCGCAATAGACCAGGTAAAACTTTTATCTACACATTTGATAAAACATTGTGTCGAGAGTTTTTTTCGTACTACGGTAGTATACAGAATTGTAAAGTCGAAACAAATGTGTTACAGCTTTAAAACCATCTAAGAATTGTCTTACCATGGGGTAAACATCCTGTACAGTGAATATCTATACATATACATGTTGGCGGTTCATACACTACCGATTCCACTCCAAATCGGGTAAGATGTGCCACAGTTTCCAAATCTAATGAATAATTAATCTCTACTTTAGTTTTACCTTTTATGGCAGCAGGAATACAAATATCGTCGAAGATCTTATTCCACTTTGGGGTGATATCCTCTCTATTACGACAAGATAGATCGTTCAAAAGCCTTTTGGATCTCGAAGGTTGTATTTCCAGAAACAATTTCAAGTTGTCCATTTATCTTGTAAAATATAAATGATTACTATAGATCTTATAATATAGAAAGACAACAAATGAGCTCTTGTATACACGCTACTCAATCTATTGTTTATCTCTCTTTGCTACTAAGCAAGGTAGTATTGATAATTACGGTTTTAATTCCGAAATGGGAAAGACTTGACGAAGTTTTGTTTAAAGAGAATTATATACTTCAGCTAATTCTTCTGGTGTGTATATGTATATCGGCACTTCACGACGCCGTCAGTTGTATGATTTTTGCAAAATACGCGTGTTCTGCTTACGAGAATGAAGAAAATACGCCGTTTGTAGTGATAATCGGGCTTCTAATATTATATATTACACCTTTAGTAGTTGCATCGTGGTTTGCGAGAGGTATGATCAAAGATATACTCACACCGGTTCAATATGATAGTGCTTTGTGGTTGATAGGAACGTACGTTTTCACAACAATTGTTCGTATTGCCACAGAGTTCATTGGGTATCGTTACTCTATTAGATACTTGAATGTTGTAGCCGATTACGAATATAGTATAGAGTCGTATATTTAAACATTGTAATACATTTCATGGTATTACAAATACACGAAACGAATAAAGTCCTTTTTACTTACTTTGGTCTTTTCAACGCTCTTATATTCTCAGTAAAACCAATCTTCTTCTTTTTAAAAGATCCTTTATTCATTATCTCTGTTATCCATATGTCAATGTCTGTATCCTTTTTCACCCCATCTACATCTTTAACATTAAAAAACTCTGGTTTAACTAAAACTCCGTACATAGTCTCAATAATCTCTAGACCGTTACGAGTATTACTAGTTGTATACAGGGCAGTGTCCTTATACTTTTTGCTTGCTTTTACAATGTCATCAATGAAAGTTACGCCGTATATGACACCGTTTTCAATTATTATGATAGTTGTATCTTTTTCACCTTCGCGTAAAATAGTAGGGATGATTGCATCCAAACTTCCATGTTTACTTCCCGTACGGTATATAACTGCAACCTTCTTAAGCCAAGCTGGAACAGTATAATCTCCAGGTGGCATATTGATAGCGATCTCATCAACTTTAACAGTCTGGTCAAGTATAGATTTAATTGTGTTTTCAACATTTCCCAAGTTTTTAGGATGAATAGTCATAGATACAACAACTCTACCATCGGTGTCGGCCTTATCTAGTTTGGAGTATGCTTCGATGTACACACCAGGTGACTTCATATGAAGGTATAAATATCGCGTGATTCCAAAGTAACTCAACAGGGTATAAATCAAAGATAGAATAGTAATCACAACAGTGAGTATAATCTTACTTCTTCTCCCCATTTATACATATACAATATTTGTTACTAAATACAACCGAAAGATATTTATGGGGACCCATAGTAAAGAAAAATGGCAATATCTTACTCTGCCCTTACCAGCTACGGTAAAACAACTCTTCCTTCAGTAGAAAGCTGGGGTACGAATATGAACATTATTAAAGATCCTCCAAAGTCTATTATGACTCGTCGTAAGGACAAGGTGGGATCGACATCTATAATTCAAGAACAAATCGGCGATTCGGGGGATCGGACATGTGAGGCAATTCAGGTATATGCTAGGGGAGTCAACCCTATGGTCAGTGTATCATATTCAAACTCTGGAAATAACGGGGGGCAGCGTTCTGGAGGAATGAATGTGTCATCTTCTGGACAGGTTACCGGTAACGTTCAGGCTCGTAGTATGTATCCTATCATGAAGGACGGTGCATTCAGATTCCCAGCTCGTACAGCTGAGCAAAACGCACCTCTTTCTCGTCAACCTAGACAGTGGACATCTGCAAGTACTCAAAAGTCGTATATTGACTTTTCTAAGAAGCTCATGGTTCCTCAGTCGGGTGACATTATGAAGGAAATTCAAAATATTCAACAAACCGATACTAGACCTACAAAGGTCTATAACATTCAAAGAACATTAATTCAACCGTTCGATGTAAAGTATATCATTCGCGAACCTATCAATATCGGAGTATCTTCAGGTATTCGTACTCAGGATATTACAAATCAGGTTGTTCGGCGTCCGACAAAGGGAGCAGATGGTAACGAGATTGGTACGGTAAGTGCCAGGACAAACGTCGGTGCTTACGGTCAAGGAATCGAATCTGCAGAAACCTATATGGACACTAAACGTTACTTACAGGATGTCAATAACATTGAAAAAAGAGCCAACGTAGCCGGTTTTGAAAAAGAATCTGTAGAAACTCATGTAGATACTCAACGTTACTTACAGGATATCCACAATATTAACATGAAGACAAACGCGTCAAAACCTCAAAGTGATGTTCAGACATCATCGTTTAATATTGATGTAAGCACGAAAACGCCTATAAACGTAACATACAACACTGTAAAATCTTCAACTGCTTCTCAGAGATACGATGCTACCGAACACGATCTCAAGCGTGTGCTTCCTCAACACAGTGCGGGTACCAACCTTCAGCATAACATTTACAAGAAACCAGTCGAGTCAGTGGTTTCTGAACTAGTGCGTAATAGACCGATTACGTCGGTTACTGTTAACTCGAATGGTCTCGGAGAAACTGTAATAGGAGGACGTGACTACCAACTTGCACCGTCTCTTGATCTTGGGGGATTTGATGGTAAGGCCCAAGCTCCTCTACTGGAACGTGCACAAGGCAAAACATCTCACGCATCTACAGATAAGAAGAGAATGATTGCTCAGAAGATTTACGATGAGCAAGAAGGTAGGAATGACAATACCAACCTTCGTTACCAGCGGTAATCTAAACACTTCTATCTATATAAAACAAAAGATGAATCGCGTTACACAGCCTGAAGGAATGACAACTCGGTTATTTCCACATCAACTTTCTAGCATCTTTCGAATGGAAGAGCTTGAACGTAATAAACATGTTATATATGACCCTCTTAACGATACAGGAGTTGTTGAAACAAAGATGGGTATATATGCAGACGAAAGTGGATATGGAAAGACTCTTGGAATAATAGGACTTGTTTTAAGAGATAAAATGGAATGGAACGATTACCCGCATGTATCGGAAACTATAGTAACTAAAGCTGGAGGATTGGTTCGTATACGACAACTCACCAGACATGAAAAAGTAAACTGTACATTAATCCTGGCAGATACGACGGTTGCAAATCAATGGGTCGACGAATTGAATTCAACTCCTTCGTTGCGAAAAATCATAATATCAGGAAAAAAAATATTAAACTCTCTAGATGTGGAACAATACGATGTCATCATCGTGATTCCGTCAATTTACAATAAGCTTATAGATAAATACCGCGATATGGCATGGAAAAGGTTTATATATGATGAACCGGGTCACATCCGTGTAAAAGCGATGAAACCTGTCATATCAGGATTTTGCTGGCTGGTTACTGCCACTCCGGACCTTATCACACCTCTTCATATTAACTGTAAATCAAGTTTTATGAAACTTGTAGTAGGAGAAACATATAACGATTTTGAATCTACGTTTAGACACTTGGTTATTAAAAACGATCCTGAGTTTATTAAAGAGTCGTTTAAAATGCCAGAAGTCAAACATTATTACTACCAGTGTTACCATCCAATATATAATACGTTGAAAGATATTGCTCCAAGTGTGATAATGGAGATGGTTGCTGCTGGTAACATATCAGGCGCTATAAAAACGTTAGGAGGTACAAAAACCTCAAATCTTGCGGAGCTCATACGATCTAGTAAACTGGAAGAGCTTGAGATTGTCAATGCCGAAATTCTATCTAACCCGTCTATATTAACGGTATCGAAAAAGGAAAGAATCACGAAACATCTCTTAGAGTTGGACTCGCGGATAAAAACTCTTTTTTCAGATGTATGCTCGATCTGTCATGAAAATTTAACCGAACCGGTACTGGAGCCAAATTGTCAGAACCTCTTTTGCGGAAAGTGTCTTTTAACATGGTGCCAGACTAAACTATCATGTCCATTATGTCGCCAGAAGATTTCAATGTCGGATCTCGTTCATATAGATTCTGTCGAGAATGTAAATACGGTAGATAAATGTAATTATTCTTCGAAAGAGAACACATTGATAGATATTTTAAATAGTTATCCAGGAGGAAAGTTTATAATTTTCTCCGGAGACGATAATACATTTTCAAACATCCGAAATGCTATTAAATGTAATGATTATAAGTACGTTGAGCTTGATGGACATATGGATAACAGTGATATGGCAATCAAAGAGTTCAAAACAGGTGATGCCCAAATTATTTTTCTCAACTCTAAACGTAACGGCTCTGGAATAAACCTACAAGAAGCTACAGATATGATATTTTATCATGAAATGTCAAATAGCCATTCTGCGCAATTTTTAAGTAGAATGTTAAGAATAGGGCGTTCAGAAGATGCACGGGTACATCACCTTCTTGTGGCCACTTAAGAATTTATCAACCTGATATAAAGTGATGCCGACCTTTACATGCAAGGCAGGATGTTGTACGATAAAGTACGAAATCTACAAATCAGACCCGTATCTCAAAAAGAACTATAAATGGTCGACATCTAAAGCAGGTGCTTTCATTTATGACCCTAAATTAAAAAAGGTCCTCTTAGTACAATCCAAAGGGATGTTATGGGGGCCACCAAAAGGTACACGTGTATATAGAGAAAGTTATAAAAAGTGTGCAATACGAGAAGTTGAAGAGGAGACAGGTATTGTTTTAAGAATGGAAGATATGAAGAATGCATTTAAAATACATAATAACTTCGTGTATTACTATGTTGAATGTTCAGAAACTCAGGTTTCCGTTCAGCATAACGATGCTAACGATGCTAACGATGCGAATGCTATAGGATGGATCAATACTAATTGTCTAAACGAATTAATTACAGATGGTAACATAGTACTGACCGCTCACGCAGCAGTGTTGCTTCGGAGATTACTTGGCTTAACATTCAAGTGTCCCGAGTTCACACTGATCACGCGAAAGAATAAAAAGGGGACGGTTTAAAGATCGTAATGTATAAGAGAAAAGAATGTCAATTAAAGGTTATGTCGATGAACTAAAGGCGATAAAGTTGGAGCAGAAATCGTTAAGAGAACGATTAAAAATTCTCACAAATGCTGCAAAAGTTGCCGAGCAGAATATTCTCGGATTTCTTGAGGAAAAGCAACAGCCTGGAGTGAAATACAACGGGACAGTGATCACTATTGATCGTGCTACCAAAAGAGCTCATAAGTCTAACAAGAGTAAGAACTCCGACTCCATCGAATATTTACAATCTCTTGGAGTTGACGATCCTGAGAATGTGTTAAAATGTCTTTTGGAGTCCAGGCGAGGCGCTCCGATGGAAAAACCGAAGATTAAAATGAACAATATTAATCAGTAATTGGCTTTACATTTCATCAGTGTTGATCACTTATAAAATGAACAAACATGTAAAAGACTACTACGAATCTCAAGAAGAATGTAAGAAGTTTCATCGAAATGTTCAGAGTAATTCTCGGTACAGGAACTTTACACAAACCCATTTCACAGCAGGAGATGAGGAGCAGTTTCAATCAAAACGTAACATGACTAACGGAGATCTGAACCAAAAATATCCAAGTCTTCATGGGAATTTATTTTCGTCTTTTAAAGAACAAGACGGATGGTTAAAAAATAAAGATATCAGCGGTATATCGGTCAACAACACTTTTAGGTACATGTTTAACAAGCTGAAAAAGGGTATCTTCGTGCAGATTCGGAATGGAAAAGTATCTGTGTTTCTACCATTCAGCAAAGCAAATTTCGTCAACGAGTGGGGTCATAAGATACGTGTGGATCCAAAGTACTATAGGGATATACCCGCGTTTGTCGAACATATACATAAGGTAGAAGGAAAAAAAGATCGCAACGGTGTACCTTACCGTTTTAACCCACGTAATGTTAATAACATTCCAAGCACGTGGTATTCGAATAACTGCCTTGTGAGATTAGAGTACCCTCTTTCAGAGTCGGATACTAACATTCCCAATATGAGAGATATGATGATAGACTTATGCAAGAATCGTAGTATACCAGATATTGAGTTTTTTATCAATCGTCGTGACTTTCCGGTAATGAGAAATGACGGTACAGAACCGTACAATCATATCTGGGATGGTCATATCCCTCTAGTATCTCATAATTACGAGAGTTATTCTCCGATTTTATCTATGACATCACAAACGGGGTTTGCGGATGTTGCTATTCCAACAGGTGAAGACTGGGCTAGAGTATCGGCAGTTGATGGGAAGTTTTTCAAGTCCTCGAAATGCAATCAACCTGTCGATATGGAAGAAGTCGGATGGAACTGTAAGACTCCCATTGCTGTTTTTCGTGGAGGATCTACAGGATGCGGTGTTACTCCAGAGACTAATACTAGATTAAAGGTTTCTAAAATGTCAGCTGAACAGAAAGATAATATACTTATCGATGCAGGGATTACTAACTGGAACGTTAGAACACGTAAGCTTGAAGGTAAACCGTTTCTACAAACTTTAGAAGTTGATACTTTAGGATTCGGACTTGTAAACCGTTTGACAAAGTATGAACAATCTAAGTTTAAGTACATCATCAATATAGATGGTCATGTAGCTGCATTCCGTCTATCAGAAGAGTTGGGGATGAAGTCATGTATCCTTAAAGTGGATTCGTCTTACAGTTTGTGGTACTCAGGTATGTTAGAGCCTAACGTACATTACATTCCGATTAAGAAAGACCTTTCTGATTTATTTCAGAAAGTTGAATGGTGTCGTTCCCATGACAATGAGTGTAAAACTATATCAGAGAATGCTCATAAATTTTACACCAAGTATCTGCAAAAGGACGGGTGTCTAGATCGTCTCCAGGCGGTTCTTGTTACTTTAAAGAAGAAGATGGGAGAATATGTTTACAATATAGTTTCGCCGCGTGAGCTACAATATCGTTATGAGTATAACGATGTTACACTCTACAAACACCCCAGCACGAAAAAAACTATCGATGACATTTCTGAGATACCGATAGGAGGACGGTGTTATGGAAAGTTGAAAGGCATTAACGGTGTTGTCAATATGTTAATATCACAAGGTCGGTTCACAGAGGGTACAAAGGGACGTGAGATAATAATGTCCGGGAGTGATAAGGCTCATTCTGTACAGCTGCGTACATTGAAAGAATACGAATTTGCAGTGAAACAGTCTCCTGATGTTGTCGAAAACATTCACGAGGTTTTCATCGGGACACGATGTACTAATAATTTGTTGAAAAAAGTTCCTAATTTTGCATACATTTTCGGAGCAGTGGATGGTGGAAAGACTGTTGTCTCTGAATATATTAGAGGTTCAACACTCGATAAGGTTCTAGAAAACAGCTTTAACATGCGAGACTACATTTTTTTCATGCTTCAGTTAGCTCTTGCATTGCAGATCGCTCAAAATACATGCGCATTTGTTCACTATAACTTAACACCCTGCAATATAGTAATGCAACTTCTTCCAGAAGCCATCAACGTAGAATACGCTATTTCAGAGGGTGAGGTTTATACTGTTCAGACACGAATTGTTCCTATGATCATAGATTATGGAAAGTCTCACGCTGTGTACGACGGTAATCATTACGGTAACTTTAATGTACATATGTACCGAACATCTACCATACATGACATTGTGACACTTCTCTTTACTACTATGAAGAAGATTATTAATATGCATCGGTTAAATACGACCGATCAGAAAATTATGATCGATCTGGCAAACTTTGTTTCTGATACGTCGTACATGAAAAATAAGTTTCGTAACTTTTTTGAACTGAAGGGTTTCTTACTTCACGCAACTAAATACTCAACATTGATAATGTCTATGGGAACCCTCGAACGAAAAACACCTATGGATTTTGTCAATTATATACTTACAACTGTTAAAATGGGATTTCCTATTCAAAAGGTCGCCGTAAGCATGCCGGCGAAAATCGGAATGTGTAATGAACGACAAGTCTTCAACTACATTTTATCTGGTTCAGACCAAGAGAAAGCCGAGACGTTTGCTTCAATCTTTAGACGGATTTTAAAGTGTAATCTACCAAGTTACAACAATGTGTTTATGAATTACTTTTCACAACAGATTTTTGAACAAACACTTCAAAACATCTACAGAGAACTTGTCAAGTTTCTTAAAGCAAGAGACCTTGATACAGAGACATATAACGACATCTATCTAAATAGTTTTAAAAGACTTGATGATTTTTACGAACCTCTTAAACGTATCAAACCGGTTAATGTTACTTATAATCTTTTCGGTAATGTTGAGGAGTTTGAGGATGCGTATTCTGATGATATATTCTCAGACCCTCGCGAAGCTCTTATATTGATAAAGTCTTTGAATACCACCAGCAATTTGGCTGTGTACAAAAACATAGTTGAGGAAGTCTTGTTATATAGCGGTATGTCTAGGTTACCAAACGATGTGGCAAAATTCTACAAGAAAAATTTTAAACCCCTTCTTGACGCGAACAGTGTGGCGATGATAAACAATCACGCAAACTATCAAACTCTTCTCAAAACAGGGGTTGATATATACAGCAATAATCTTGTCGAGATTAAACCATCAAAACATATCATCAACTATATTAAACATTACAAAGAGTTTAAGGATTTAAACTCGGAATAGTTAGTTAATATTTTCATTATGGATCGAAGCGACTAGAATCTAGAAAAAGAAATATTGTTGAGAACTAAATGAACGATCAATCCTTGATTGCTCTGGCCGGAACGGCTTTCGCAGTTTTAGCCATCTGTAGCATCAAGGCCAAATCTACAGTTAATGAAGGTTTTGCAGGTATGGCGAGTATGCAGGCGGTTCGTAATTTCGATATCGGGGTTCACACTGAACCCCCATTGTCAGTTCATGGCGATACCGTGTTTTTCAATAGTGGAGGTGCAAAAGAGACAAGCCCGCCTCCTCGTTTCAACAACTCGAATATGCCATGGGAAACCACAGTGTCAAGAGACGGAACTGAGTATACGGATAGAGCCACGGATGGTACGACGGTAAATCCGATGAAGTATGCTAATGAAGTTGGTGCTAATGATATGAAAACTCTGAATGATGTTAAAAAGCCTCGTAACCAGACGTTTGAGAACTTTGAGGGTGATGACCTTCCAATAGGCGATATGACACAGATGGAACCTGAAAACGCAGTCGTTCAACCTCTTGTTTACGATCGGCTTATTTTCGCTAATAGAAGTAGCCGTCTTCGTAGCGCTGGTGATCCTATCCGCGGAGACCTTTACATTAAGCCTATGAGCGGTAACTGGTTTGTACCATCTGCCAGTCCGTCTGTTGATCTTCAACAAGGTGCAATGAACATAATAGGGGGTGCCGTCAATAAGCGGGCTCAAACTTTTACTGATAAAACAGACCTTAATTTGCTGGACGAGAGCGATCTTCAATAGGTATTCGATACTTAATTAATTATATATGTCTAATCATATACAATTACTTCGTATATGTTGATATGTCAATATCAGTAGAGTGAGCTTAAATGATGAATGAGTATATACATAATTCGCCATCTCCGATATAACTCTGAACAACTTTTGCAACGAATGATAAAAGATAGGAAGATCGTTGTTAAACTAAAACTTTAAGGGTAAATTTAGCTTATCAATTTATCTTATCGTAATTAATGTTTTAACTTATGTAAGTCTTACATAACTTAAAAGCAGCCATTTGCAACTAAAATGTCAGACATAGAAACAGAACCTAATGTTGAATTAAAAGTGTGTAAGCCACGATATGCTCTTTTCATGGAAACAAACGGTAAAGAATGTGAAAGTTGGATTAGTTTTATCAAATATGACGGAAATGAGGATAATCTTAATCATCTTCGTCAACAGCTTGAGTCGGTCGATTGGTATATGCTCGAAGATCTTAGTATTTTTGAGATAGATATTGATCATTTGGTGTCTACAGAAACAGCTAAGGAGATGACTAAGGTTGATTTAAACAGTCATTCATATCATCGCAAGTTTGACGGTGTGATCGAGAAGATCGACCTTGGTCTGGAAAGTCTTAAGAAAAAGAAGAGCTCCGAGGAATTTAACGACATTAAGATAAATCATATATTTGATCAACTGTCTTACGGACGTATTGATAATTTTGTAACACAAGAAGATGTTGATGATATAGATCTTAATCTAGACTCAGAGGAGGAGGACGAAGGGGAGGAGGAGGAGGACGAAGGGGACGAAGGGGAGGAGGAGGAGGAGGATTCCAAACAGGATGTAAAATGTGAGAAGAAAGCCGTAAAGCTTCAGGAAATTCCCATGTCTCTTCGTCCAAAATTTGCTCGTCATAAGAAAATGACGAGACACGTAAAGGAGTAAATTTCGGCAGAAGAACCCCGATACCTCCGTATAGTCCAATGTCCCATTCCATATCTCCAATCGACATGACAGTCGTATATCCACTGTCCATTATGTTTTTACGTGAGTTTTCCTTGAACCGCCATGGATCACAAGTTTTAATATTTCTAAAGTACATAAAACGGACCCCGTGTATTCCAGCAACAAAAAGTTGGTCTCTTGTGTAGTTTATAACATAAGGAATTCCAGTTCTATTTGTTATAATAATAGGTAATATACCTATCATGACAGTGTAATTCCATAAGATAGCAATCGGGTGTATACAATACCCATATCTATCGAGAAGAGTTTCATCTATGTCAAATACTACTACTGGGTTCTCGGGTAATACCATCGTTCCTAACGCAATTATAGATTTTTTTGAGATAATGCCTAAAGATGATATCCATTCGTTGTAATCTTTCATGTTTTGCCTTTACAGTCGAATAAAACAAACTTGATTAAGATAAATGTCAGAAGGTGCTCTTCTCGAGACAATTGAAAATGTTGTAAAGACCACACCGTATACTATTTACCAAGCAGGGCTTTTAGCATGGCTGGTCACTGGAGACTCTCGCTACGGAATGTTCACACTTTTAACGGTTGTGTTTGGGGAGATGTTTAATCACGGAGAGAAATATATATCAAAGCTTATAATGAAACCATCATCTGTTGCGGGTCAACGCCCTAGCAATTGTCCTCCTGGAAAAGATACATGTATCGGTTGCGGTATTTATCCATCTGTCGGAGCAAAGAAGAATGGATGGGGTATGCCAAGTGGACATGCCCAAATTACATCGTTTGCTGCAATGTACTGGACGCTTTTTATATGGCTTCGTTACGATCGTGACGAGAAAAAGAAAAAGGGTAGTGGTAATTTTATGCACACTATCGTATCGATGGGTGTTATATGGGCGTTGGTAACAGCGGTGTGCGCACAGAGAGTTGTTAGTAAATGTCACTCTATTCTTCAGGTTATTATTGGGGCGATAATCGGTTCGCTATTAGCATTTGTTGGATACTACATCTCTACGGAGGTTTACAGCGACATGCCTAAACTTTTCAACTAAATTCGTATTCTTATTGTAATACGATTTTAATAATCCAACAAAGAGACAAATGTCATACGGTTATCTCCCCATGTAATAGTTCCGTCAGGGTTGACACCGCCGTCCCCCGACATCTCAGGTTTAAACAAAAGATATTCTCCTCCGCTGTAATTTTTATCGACTCCGAGCCTGTTAAAAAGATCTCTAGGTATTACAGCCATACAACCGGACGCGTTTTTGATGTTATGACCTTCAATGATAGAGTACATACCGATCTCGCATTGCCATGCAAAGAATTTACCGTGAAATGGAATGCCCATGGTGTCGTACCCGTTAAACCGATAGTAAGCCAGCTTCTTCAACTCGAGCTTTTCCCAACCGATTGCCGGGTATACATCTTTTAGGTCTCCAATCCAGCAATCTTCCTTGAATTCAAAGCAACCTTTACTCTCTTCAACGTCAACATCAAAGGGTAGATCTCGTACACGTTCAGGGTAACGATTTAGGCCAATTCTCCAACCTGTGAGACCCCGTGAACACGGACGGCACCCCCGGATGGCTGCGTTACATTCGTCACCGCAATAACAGCATATTCCTATAGGTTGCAATCTTGCCATTCCTAATCCCCTACCGACATACCATATTGCATTTCATTTGTATTAACGGGCATTTGATTTATTTGAATATAATTAAACAATAAGTATCAACACATGTCGTCCCCGCAAAAAAACAGTATATGTAAACAAAGCCCTGCAATGAAGGAAGGATATTCACTTTGGGACTACCAATCCAAAGTCGTAGAATGGATGGAGACGCGGGAAGAGCAAGAAACCGACGGTATTTCAGGTGGTATGGTATGTTTAAAGATGGGTTTAGGTAAGACATTAACGGCTCTGTACTTTATCATGAAGATGCGAAGAAAACATTCCGAGATTTTCCCAACAATAGTGCTAGTCTCCAAGACGTTGATGTACGAGTGGAAAAACGAGGGTGTGGAGAAGTTTTTTAATCATTTTAATGTTCTCTACTACCACAAGGATCTTTTAGGAAAAGGATATCAAACTATAACCACTCGGGATCTAATGAAATACGACATCGTTGTCACAACTTACGACGTCTGTATGAGTATTTGTAGAAAGTTTAAAATGCAAGAAAATATCCTTGTTTACGGAGATTATGGACTACATAAGGGAAAAGTGATTGGAATCAATCATCGTGATCGGCCGGAATTCAAAGAGTTTGTCGGTCCTAGATCTATATATGAACTTCCATGGCATAGAGTGTTCTGTGACGAGTCGCAACGCTTTGCGAATCCCAAAACTTACACATTTCAGGTTATTATGTCTCTTTACGCCAAATATCGGTGGTGTTTAACAGGTACCCCAATTCGTAACTTTGACACCGATATTTGGGCGCAGCTTCGATTCTGCGGCTTCAATAGAATTCTTCATGCTCGTCTATGGAAAAAGTGGCATTTCGAAGCTTATAAGTGTATCAACAACATCTACATTCTCAAATATAAAAATGCTGGGGTTAAAATGCCGAAGATGATAGATCACATCCACAATGTAAAGATGGACCAGTATCAAAAGGATATTTATACCACATTGCTAACTAGAACAAAAGCTATATTTGATATGGTTATTAATAAGGAGATTAGTTACACAGTTATTTTAAGTTTGATTCTTCGATTGCGGCAAACGGCCATAGCTCCTTTCATGCTTGTTTCCAAAAAGAAAAACAAAAATAAGAAGATTGATAGTATTATAGATAAAATTAAAAACGAATCTGATGTCGAAGATTGGATACACGATATTAGATCAACAGCGGGTATTAACTCTCCTAAGATTAAAAAGATTGTAGAGATCATTAAAGATGTTCCTGTCGGGGAGAAGATTATCATTTTTTCAATGTTTACCAGCTGCTTCGAGATATTAGAGAATGCGATGTTAGAAGATGATATTCTTTACGACGTTCTAAGCGGGGAAACAAACATGAAGGAACGCCTTCGTATTCTCCATCAGTTTAAGAACAATAGCAGTTTTAATGTTCTGTTTGTTCATTACAAAGTCGGAGGAGAGGGAATCAATCTCGTACAGGCTAATCATGTAATTTGTATCGAGCCGTGGTGGACGCATGCAGTTCACAATCAGGGAATTTATCGGGCGTGGAGGCGCGGGCAGAATAAAGAAGTTCATGTCCACTGGGTTCTCACAGAGAACACAATCGAAAATTTTATTTTAAAGTTATGTGAAAATAAACAAAACATGTCAGATTCATATCTTTACGGTACAAAGTTAGATCAGAAGCCGGCGGGATTAAGTATATGTCAAATGTCACAACTGCTTAGGTGCAATGATCAGACAACTTAGATATATCCGTACTTTTGAAGCTCACGCGAGAGGTAGTATTCGATATTTTCAAGCTTTACTGTGTAAGGAACCTCTATTAAGCGCACATTGTTTTCACGACATTTTACTCTTTTCATTTCATCTCTGTACATTTGGTTTCGAAAAGTCTCTTTGTTTTTATGAAAGAAAGGCTTATATTGATAATGCTGAACACCATTGTATTCTACCCCGAGTTTAAGGTCTTTATTGTAACAGTCAATTTCTAGATTGTGAACACCTCCTGTTACGGGGTTACGTAAAAAATCCGGCCGCACAGATACAAATGGCTTGTTTAATAACTTTTGCAGAACTCGGCGACATTCGGCTTCACCTTTACTTTCCCTGACCGTAGATGACTGAGACGGTCGTAATACCGGAGTTTCATGGTTTGAGTTTTCAAAGTGGTAAGATTGGGACCAACTTCCTTTCTTTCCTATTCTGAATAATGCCGTTACGATGATTGTAAATATAGACATTATAACAACAATTTCGAATCCCCAATCGGACCATATTTGTTTAACTTTGTCAAACATTTATCAAAGGGTAGATATTAATGACCTTCATTAATGTCTAATTTTCTTCACTATTTACTGTAAATGGAATCTCATTCCGACATGTCGGACATTCTTGTTTATACATACCCCACTCCTTAATACACTTTGTATGAAAGCCATGTTTACATACTAATTTAACCATATCATCCTTAATATCCTCTTGACAAATTGTACATGTATCTAAGTTGTTTAGGTCTATTTCAGAGTTATTTTCCAAAATCAAAACGTAGTGTGGTTTCCTTTCAAATGATTTATAACTTAACAAGCTTTCTTGTATTATAGACTGTAATATACTCTCCTCTTCGTTTTGTAAATATAGTTGCATATGAACACTTTGGTGATACCTTGTATACATAAGACTATCAATTACCTGGAATATGTTCACCGGCTGTTCAAAAATCTCAGGATCCTGATCGTGATCGTGATCGTGAATAATAAAGTTAAAAAACATTACTTTAATATATACTAAGATTATTTAGACTGAAATATCTTTATTTTTAGAAAAACGGTGTATGATTCCATCCAAGGATCTGGAAAAGGCATTTAGCGATGTCGTCGTGGAACGTTTTCCTATCTGTTGTTTTTAAAATGGTAAAATCGTTCACATCACATGGGTGCTTGTGTCTACGCAAGAGTTGAAAAAGAACATATTGTGTGCTTATAAAAGACTTTCGAGTGATTGCACTTATTCCATGTTTATATGTTTTATCGTACAGATCTGATAACGTCTCGAAGTCCGCTATGAGAATATCTTCGAGGTGTGATATATCATCAGCTTTCTTTCCTGTGAAAACAGTGTAAATAAGGTTGACATTCTCATAATGCTTGGTGAGACCTAACTCCTTCAAAAACATTAGAATGTGAAGCTTTCCAATTTTAGAATACCTATCGTTATTATCCTTATAATTGTCAACAAGAAGATGGTGTTTTTCAAACTCAGTAGATAATTTGGTGTACACATTAGGTCTAATCGTGCAGTTCTGTTTACCTTGATACTGTTTCATACAATCCCTAAAATGGACTTTTCTAGCATACTTATATTTTCCAGCAATGTTAATACGGTCAACATCTTTATATGAAGATGTTGGTAAGTGAACCGTTTGATGCGAACCACACTCTAAACATATATGTATACTATAATCTATAACATCGAAGGCTTCCTTATTCTTACAATTATTACACGTTATTTTCTTATTTTTTACCGGTTGTTCAAAATCAACAGTTGTATATCGACGAGCGATCTCTAAAAAATCACGGATAACGATGTGTTTACGTTTGTTACCTTTCACCTTTTTTCCCATAAAACTTATTTCGATAGGAGTGTTTAATATAATTTCAAATTCTCTTATGAGAGGTCCAGATTCCATTAAATAAAAGTTTTTATAATCACCATCTGTAATATCGCTAATCTTATCAGTCAGATCTTGTATATTTTCAGAGATACTATGCTGTATCTTTACAGAAAGGTAATCCACTTTTTTTGTCTTTGTAAGCCTTACAAGTTTCTCGCGAAGTTTAGGAAGCTCATCTGTATCTTTCTGAAACATCTTAAGAATCCTGCCGTGTACGCTAAGGATATCTTGGTCGGACATTTTGTTAGCCAATATAGAGCTCGCTTTTAAACTGTCTTTAAAAATAGAAAACTGGATGAAACGTAACATTTTTTTTTTGTCTTGCGTTAGATAAACAAACAATGGCAATGTCTAACGTAACTTCCGGTTTTATTGACCTGGCAACTTACGACGAACTGGAGAAGTACATGTACGGTGGCGATGATGCGACCGCTTACTTCGTCCGCGAGACCCGCAAGTCGACCTGGTTCACCCAGGTCCCCGTAGCTCTCTCCCGCGCTAGCGGCACTCCTTCATTTGACTCTGAGTTCTCTTTCACTGTCTCTCGAGCCGGTGATTATCTTCTAGCCGCATGGCTCCGCCTAACTACCCCGGCTGTGACAGCATCTCAGACCGTTAAAGACGCAGGTGAATACATCCGCTGGACTCCCAACTTTATGCACAATATCATCCGTGAGTGTTCAATAACATTCAATGATCTGGTTGCTGCTCGTTTCGATCAGTTTCATCTTGACTTCTGGGCTGCATTCACGGTGCCGGCCGGCAAGCGCAATGGTTACGAAAATATGATCGGCAACTTTGGCGCTATGACCAACCCGACAAATAAAACTATCCAATCCCAGACTCTCAATCTGCCTCTGCCGTTCTTCTTCTGTCGCGACTCCGGAGTTGCACTTCCCACAGCCGCACTCCCGTACAATGACATGCGCATTAATTTTAACTTCCGTCCATGGACTGATCTTTTGATTGTCTCGGCGATAAACACAGGTAAGATTGGCAACCCTAACAGGTCCGCTACTTCCGCTGATATCGGTTCAGGAACAGGTCTTGGGACGTCCAACTCGCTAAATGCGCAGGTGTGGGCGAACTACGCTATTGTCTCTAATGACGAACGTAAGCGCATGGGTAAGGGTGCACGCGACATGCTTATTGAGCAAGTGCAAACAGCCCCTAAAGGTATATTCACTCCCGGTGGCAGTCCAAACTACCAGGTGACTACTGATATACGTTTTTCACATGCCATCAAGGTTCTCTTCTTCTCTGTCCGTAACAAGACAACCCCAAACCAGTGGTCTAACTACACAACGGCTGATGCTGCTCCAAGTGTTACTTCTGCTCCTCTCGGTACGGAATCTAGGGATCCCGTCCTGTCGACGTCTCTCATTTACGAGAACACCAACCGTCTCGCTGCTATGGGTTCCGACTACTTCTCGCTAATGAATCCTTGGTATCATGCCCCTACTATCCCCGAGGACACCGGTTACCACATGTTCTCATATTCTCTCGACTTCATGGACCTCGATCCTAAGGGATCCACTAACTATGGTAAGCTTACCAACGTGTCTCTCGTCCTGTACGCTTCTACGAGCGCTTCTGTCAGTTCTAACGCACTAGACGGAGCCCAGGACGCTAGCGGTCAGAACTACACTCAGTCATATGAGACCGTGGTTACATGTGTTAATAATAACATCGTACGAGTGGCAGGTGGCGCGCTTGGATTTCCGGTCCTCTAAATTTTTACATACTTCAATCAAATTTACAGAATCTTATACCTCAGGTATCAGATAATTTTATAATCAGGCAACATTCGTCAACCCGTTTAGAGCTATCCGTGTCTATATGTGATTTCTACAAATGATTTCTAAACCTAAAAGAATCGAAAGTAATAACAAATGTCAGACAAAAAGACAAAAACTAAAGCCGTACTTAAGAAGCTAAAGGCTTTCGATACTATTTGGCACCCTGAATCTACTCTTGTTTTCAGATCGATGGCTGATCGCGTCGTAATTGGCCATCTTGTTAATGACGAGCTTATCAAGACTCTAACACAGGAGCATGTTAAGCTATGCGAGAAGTGGAAGTTTAAGTACGATGAAGATATTGTTGAAAAAGAAGAGGAAGAAGGAGAGGAAGAGGAAGAGGAAGAGCCAAAGGAAGAGGAAGAGCCAAAGGAAGAGGAAGAGCCAAAGGAAGAGGAAGAGCCAAAGGAAGAGGATGGAGAGAGTGCAAAGAAAGAAGAGAAATGTTTAGGTTTAGCATTTGCAGCTAAAACTCTAACTGATGATTTGAAAAGATTCATTGAAAACTCTCTTTTGAACTGTCAACCCCAACCTGCCAACTCCGAAGAAATTGAATTGCTTTGTAAGGAGCTTGCAAGCACCAAAGCAGAGCTTGCAAGCACCAAAACAAAGCTTGCAAGCACCAAAACAAAGCTTGCAAAAATCCACCAGATGTTAGGGTAAATATATATATATAATTGATTTTGTAAATTAAATAGCATAGTTAATCTTAACTATGCTATCGAAGGACCTCAAACAGATTGTATATTCGTTTCTTCCTCTGAATGAAGCTTGCAAAATGACGGACATTAATATCCGTACGTACTGTAAGTATACGAAAATTGAAGATCGAACTTCAATAAAAGA